GTGTACATAGGCCTAGACGCGACGCTTTTTGTGAGCGTCGAGGATGTTCACGATGTCGGAGTCGACCGCGTCCTTGTACTGCACGGACATAGATCCGGGCGATACGGAGGACACTCCTTCCGCGGTTCGTCGTTCATACACGCGGGCCGAGAGACGAATTGCCGCGGCTTCAATTGCCGCCGGGAGATTCTCATCTCCTCCGGACTCGTATTCCTCGGGACCGGACTCATCGCTTGCCTCGGGCAAGTTGTAGCCGGCCGTGTATGTGATGCGGACCGCCTTTCGTCCGGACCCGAATCCGTTTTCGCGATAGACGGATCCGGTTTCTTTGTCGAGGATGATCTGATCTGATTCCTCCTCCGCGTCGAGATCGACCTCGTTCCCGGAGATCGTGAGCGAGAGAATATCGACGACCGGATATTGCTTCAAGAAGATCTCGTCCTCCGGCGTTCCGTCGAGGACTTCGGTGTATTCCTCGACTCCGAATTTTCGGTTCGTGTAGGTTTCAATATACGCCGAAGCGCCCTCGATGATCTGATCGAGGAGCGAGTCCTTGCTCGTGATCGCCGCGGGGATCCCGATGTGGAGTTTTAGTTTTCGGCGTGTGGTGAGATTCATAGATGCTATTTTTTACCCTTTCCGGCCTTCCCGCGACCTCGGGATGCCTTGTTTTTGCCCGCTCCTTCCACTTGTGAGCGTCGATTCCCCTTCGGTGCGGTATCGGATGAGGTTTCCGGCTTTGCGCTCGTCTGCGGGCCTTGTGGCGCGTCGTCCTTTTTCGTCTCCTCCGGACCGGGAATGTGCCGGGTCTGTGGAGGGACCGGGACATGCTTCGTTCCGACGCCGCGGAGTGCCTTCAAGCGGTCCGCCTGTGATTCGACCTCCGGCTTCCCGGACACATACATCGCAAAACCGCGGTCCGTGAGTCGGTCCGCTTCGCGCTCGAAGAATGTCGCGATGTCGCCGACATTGTAGGGCGGATATGGATGAATGAATTTGATCGTGATCTTTTTCATGGTGTTGATCCCTTGTGAGGACTCTGCGAGGAGTGATCCCGGAAGATCGACTCCCCGAGTGAGTCATCGCAAGAATTCGAGGCGACTATGAAGCCGCTTCGACCTTGACGCCGGTGAGTTTCACGAAGGCCTCCGTCAAAGTGAGTTTGCCGTCGACTGCTTCGTACACGAGGACCTTCGTTTGAAGGCGCTCGATAACATCCTGCGTCGCCATCGCGAGAGACTGACCATCCTTGATCCAGTAGTAGAAAGGATCGCCGAAAAGAATTTCGGTTGTATCCTGTCCTGTACCAAGATTTTCCGGGATGTCCACGGATTCAAGAAGCGGCTTTCGGAAAAGTTCGTCAAGCGGCTGACCCGGTGCAAAGATCGGGCGCTCCTGTGAATCGCGGAGGCCGGTGATGGCCTTTGCTCCCATCGATGAGGTGATGAACACGGCATTCGCGCGATACTGCGGCGCAAGCAAGAAGTAGAGATTCACGAGGTCCTGATAGGACAATGAATCGCCATCCTGTGCGACCGAAGTGAGAGTCTCCGTTCGGATACCCTTCGGCTGGCCGGTCCCGGTTCCTGCAATAAACGCCGCCTCCTCCTTCTCTGCAAGTTTGCGACCTGCAAGAGATGAGATGTAGTTGACGATATTGTAGTCCGAGGTGTTCATCAATTTCCACGATACCTTCACGAGAGCGGCGAGATAGTGATCGCCGAGAGACTTCTTCGTCAAAGTCGGTTCCGACTCTGAAACGAGGTTCGCGTATGAACCGATACATGGATCATCCGAGTCGTCGACTTCGCCCGCGATCCAGTATCCCGTGATCCCATCACCTTCTACCGGAAGATCGAAGGGTCCCGAAAGTTCAAAAGCGAATGCGCGTGAGCGAATCACGGCGAATTTCGCCTTCTTTTCGAGGATGGCCGATGCAAGCGCGGTCGGTACAGCGGCGCCGAAAGATCCGGCGTCGGTGTTGATCTGCTTCATCTCGACTTCCTTCACTCCGAAGCGCTTGTGGTCCTTTGCGGGAATCACGAGCGACTTGACGAAGTTTGCGGCTTCGGCGAGTGCCTCCCCCTTCACATCCGTCTCGCTTTTTACAGCGGGCGCGAATGCTTTGAGGTCGACCTTGCCGTCATCGCTGATCGGGAAGCCCATCTCCTTCAATTGCTCCACGGAAGCGGAAGCGATCGCCTCTGCGAGGTCGAGTTCCTTGCCGTCTTCGAGTTGTAGCATGATTTTTTTCATGATGTGGTGAATTGAATTTACTGACTAATTTCTTTTGCACGGAGGATCACCTTTTCGATGATCTTGTCCGCCTTCCTAGCGTCGCGGAGGATGGCCCGAACGACATTGTCGCCGGTCGTACCCTTTCCGTCGCGCTTTTCGACCGAGGAAGTGTCCGAGGACTTTCCGGGGTCCTCGTCCTCTGTTGCCGTTTCCGCGGCTTCGAGTGCATCTGCGGCCTTCCGCAAGGCATCGACCGCAAGCGCGATCGCCGTCTTTTTGGAAGGAGCGACTCCTTGTTTGCCTTCTTCCGAAGGCGCCGGAGTTTCCTCCGACTCCGGAGCGGGGTCGCTAGACTCCTCCGGAGCGATGACTCCCGCATCCACATCGGCCACGGGCGCCGGAGTTTCCTCCGACGGTGCGGGAGAATCTCCCGCGGCCGAGTTGTCTTCACCTCCTTCCGGAGCGTCGCCGGATGGCGCGTCCTCCGATGGAGTTTCGGTTTCTGTTTCTTCTGCCGACTTCACGCCGATCAAGGTTGCTTGATCGTTTGCGCCGACAAGGACCGGACTGTATTCATAGATCGCGATCTTCTTCAAGCGTCGGACCTTCGCGACCTCATCCCATGCGTCCTCCTGTACGCGGAAGCCGAATGAGAAGTCGGTGATCACGCCCTCCTTCATGAGCGCGTAGATCTCCCGGGCGCGTTGTACTTCGAGGACGAATTGACCCTTCACTTTGAGGCCGTAGTCGTCTTCGCCAATTTCGAGCGTTTTGATGATCGGTTCGGACCAGTCGTGCGCCCACACGCCCTTCGGATAGCGTCCTTTGTGTAGGTTGAGCCATTCGACGAATGCGCCTTTCTCCACGACTTCGCCGTAGGAGTCCACATTCCCGAAAACGGAGACATACGCCTCGAAGACGCCTTTCTCCTCGTCGATGATCTTGAATTGAGATTCCTCGACGGAAAAGATCTTCGCGAGAATTTTCACTTCTTCGCCTTCGATCTTTTTGATGATGATGTTTGCTTTTTTATTCATAAGTTTTGAAAAAGGATCACGAGCGCGCGGAGCGTACTCCGGAGGCGATTCGTGATCCCGTGGGACCTTTGTTCGGTTGTGATCTAATAATAGCGCATTTCATATCGTCAAGGCAATTCCCTATCCGAGAGTAGGGGATACTGAACATTGACAATTGATCGTATTCCCGGCCGACCCTGCCGGATCTCCCGGATATTCGAGAGACTCGCCGCCGACGAGGAAGGTGTCGTCGGTTGCGACGATCTGTCCGTCTGCGTCTGCGTGGTCCTCCCGAGTATTCGAGAAAATAGCGATCCACACTTTCTTCTCCACGCCTTGATTCTCCATCTCGGCGGTCCGTCCGAAGTTCTGCGCGGCTCCGACCTCTGTCCGCGCGATCGTTTCGGCCCGGAAGTCCTGCGCTTGATCGTAGACTTCCGTGATGCGTTCTCGGATCTGTCCGAGATCCTCGCCCTGCGCGACTCCCTCGCCGAGCGTTGCCCGGAGCGCCTCGGTTGTCGTCTTGTTGACGGCAAGCATGAGGAAGGATCGGTCGTTGATAAAGTCGACCACGAACGGCGTCGCAAGGACATCCGACGGATCGATGCCGAGAAGGTTCGCGACGGCGCGTGCGCCTGTCTCGATATTGTCCCGGTACATCTCGCCGGCCATCTGCACGATGAGATCGTCGTTCTTCTTTTTATCGAATAGGACCTTGTTGATCCATCGATCGATCGACTTCACGGCCGGAGCGCGGTTTCCGCGTCCTTTCGGAAGTCCCTCCTCCTTCAAGTTCGCGAGGACCTCCTTCGCCTGTTGCTCGAAGAATCCTTGCATCCGCGAGGTGAAGGTCTTTTGAGCGCGTGGAAGTCGTTTGAGGAATTCCTTTCGTTCCGCGATGAGACGCGGATCGAATTTCGATTCGTCGTCGACCGCCTTTGCGTGCGGATGTGCCTTGCATTCCGGCTTCGATGTGTCGACCACTTTGATATTCGTGATCTTGACCTTCGTCGTGCCGTGCATCTTTTCGAGGATCTTCGCTTGCGTCTTCGCCGCGATGCCCTCGATGAGTTTGCGCTTCATGCGAGTCTTCGCGAGGATCGACTGCTTGATGCGCTCCTTGCGCTTCGATTCACGAGTGAATCCTCCCTTGCCGGTGAGGATCTTCTCGTACCCGGAAGCGGGGATCTGTGCGGCCTTCTTCGCATCTGCGCCGACCTGTGGATACACGCCGAGCGGTTTGAAGATCGCGTCTCCGCCTTCAAGCGGTGCGAGGTCGAACATATCGCGGGCCTCGTTGACTGTGAGCCACTTTCCCTCCCCGGCGTTCGCGATCTCGATCTTCTGCTTCACATCCTCCGGGACCGGAGAATCGAAGTCGAGTTCGAGCATGTCGCCATAGTCCGGGACGAGGAATTCGTTGAATGATCCGACGATGAGAGTGAATTCCGGCTCGATCGTGTCCTTCGCGAATACGCGCTCCGCGGCTTCCATGTTCGCGAGGTTCACATCCTCGGAAACGAGAAGCGCCATCGGCACGCCGAGAATCGAGGTGATGGCGTTGCGGTTGAATTTTCGGGATTCGATGAGGTCCATCTCCTGCGGTGATCGTCCGATCGTTTCCGCTTTGAGTCCCTTTTCGAGAAGCGCCCATCGGCCGGCATTTGCCGCGCCTTGATGTCGCTGATTCCATTCCTTCTTCAAGCGCTCGAACGATTTGTCGTCGATAGACTGCTCCGTAGAGAGTACGCCTCCCGGCTCCGCGAAGTTCTCGATCAAGTGTTTATTCCATAGCGCGGCCTGTACATCGGCGTCGATTTCAAGCGATGCGGCGGATACCGGAGAAAAGCCCTTCGCGAGTGATGAAGGGTTCGGCTCGTTGATGAGGACGATGTCCTCCTTCGCGAATTTGTCGACGGAAGATCCGACGCGGTACTCGTAGCCGGTGATCTGTCCGTTTCGGTCCGTGATCGCTTTGAGGAAGTCCGGGCGGAGCGGCCATAGGTATTGAATCGAGCGGCCTCCGGCGCGGTCCTTGTAGATAGGTGCGGATCCCCATATACCGAGCATCATTTCGATCGTATAGAAAAACTGATACCGGCTTTGCATCGGGTTCGCCCTGTTCAAGAGCGAAAGAAGATCATGATCGAAGACTTCGTCGACATCCATCGATCGGTTGAGTTCGTAGAGATGAAGGCCGATCGCTCCGACACGCTTCGCACGCTTCGAGAGCGCGGCATAGACGAATCCGGCATAGTTCCCCATCGGGTCCGACTCGCTCGACTTGCGGCGGAGGTTTGCGGAGAATCCCGCGATCGAGAAGGGGAGAGATCCACTCACTCCGGAAAACGCTTTGAGTGCGTCTCCGATTCTGTCGAGTAGTTTGAATTTCATTTTGCTCATAATTTTATAAAAACGGACCGGCGGGAGATGATCCGTAGATCATGCTCATCGTCGGCCCGTAGGCGTTGCATTGACTTGTAAATTTATTATATCACGCGGAAGGCGCGTCAAGCGAATCCGGTGAAGGGGAAACCGGCTTCGACTTCTCCGGAGTCCTCGGGTTGAAGGTGATCGAATACGGCACGCCGTCCTTCTGCGGCACGACTAGCACGAAAGCGTCGTCGAGCGCGTCGACGATCTGCTGAATCTCGACGAGGAGGTGCTTCTTCGACTCCCGCTCCTCCTGCGGCGTCTTCACATACTCGGTCCCGCGCTTGATGATGTTCTGTCTTGCGACCTGTTTGATCGCATTCAATTTCTTCACTTCCTCCGGGAGTTCCGGCGGGTTGTCATAGTCGCGAGGCGCTCCTGCGGCCATCGCATCGAATACTTGATCGGATAGATTCTTTTCCATAGGTGTTTTCATTATAGCGTAAATGATAATCGATTCACAAGGTCCGGATGGTGTCTTCCCGCGGCTCCCCGACTCCGGCTTCGAGGGACCGGCCGTTGATCCGGATCGAGCGCACGATCGCCGTCGAGATCTCGACCCGGTTCAAGGCCTTACAATGCGGACACTTCATCGCCATCTTGAAAACGATCTCCGTCGGAGAAGACGCGGTGAGTTCGATGTCTCGCGCGATGGTCCCGCTACATTGTGAGCATGAAAGGGTGATCATAGGATTCTGATTCGTGCGGATCCCTCCGCGTTTGCCTTGCCGTGCGTGAATTCTGCATAGCGCCCGGCGTCCATGAGGTGATCCTTCGTCTTGACCGGCTCGTCGAGGATCTTTCCGTCCTTCGTGGTCTTCCACGAGTAGAGTTTCTTTTCTTCGAGGATGTCGGTCGACCGCTTCGTGATTCCGAGCGGACGGCCCTTCACGAAGTCGATTCCCGGCTTGACCGCTTTGTCGGCGGGTTTGATGTTGAAGCCCTCGATGAATTCGTCGAGGACCGGATCATGCTCCGATCGGTTGAGTTCCTCGATGCGGTCCGGCTCCGCGGCGTCGGCGTAGCCCTGCATCGTTGAAGTGATATATCCCTCCTTGCGGAGTTGATGGAGGCGGCGTTTGAGGTCCGAGTTCGTGAGGCCTGTCTCATAGAGCAATTGATCCCATACATGCCGGCGCTCCTTGATGCCGACACGAACGACGGCCGACTGCACATTGAAACCGAAGTCGATTCCGTAGATCACTTCGTCGAATTTCTCGACCTCGAATTCGTCGACAAGCGTATCGTGCGAGTAGATCCGGGTTCCCTTGATCGGACGGAGGCCGAGTCCGAAGACGCGCCAGTAGTTCGGATCCGCATCCTGCATCATCTCGATCTCGCGCACGATCTCCGGTTCGAGGAAGGGGTTGCATGTATAGTCCGAATGAATGACCTCGACATCGTCGCGAGTCATGACCTTCTCGACGATCCAGTGATCCTCCTCCGGAGGGTTGAAGTCGAGGATGATCTGCTTCGTGGTACGGAGCGCGAGTTGCTTGAATTCCTCATAGCGGAGTTCGTTCGCCTCGTTGATCCATAGGCGATCGCGCTTTCGACCTCGGACTTTCTGCTCGTCGTCGACCGGGAAGAATCCGACGGAGTTCCTTCCTTCCCGGTAGATGTCGAGTGTCTTGTGATGCTTCTCGTCCTCGTAGATCCCGAGGTCCCGCATGATATTGAAGAAGTCCTCCATCGCGGTCGCGCGGAGGGCGGGCATCGTGGCGCGGACGACTTCGAGTTTCTCGCCTTTCGGCGACGAGTCGTCCATGAGTTTTTCGATGAAGGTCTGCGCGATCGAATATGTCTTTCCCGATCGCACGCCTCCTTCGAGCAAAATGATTCGGGCCGTAGACTCCCGGATCCGGAGGAAAAGTTCTCCCGCCTCGAATGCGATCCGGTTGCTATTCTCCGGTCTTTTGATCTCGGGAAGATGTAGGGGAGTTTTTTGCATGGCGTATCACGACCTCGAAGCCGCCGACACGCTTCCCCTTCGAGGTGATGTCGAGGCCGGTCTTCTCGGTGAATCCCTCGACGACTTTCAAGAAGGAGAGAGAATGAAACGCCTCCCCGGTTCGCTTTGCTCGTTTCGCAAGCGCGGCGATGATCTCTGCGGTGTGCTTTTTGAAAACGATGAGATATTGATCCCGAATCGACCATAGATCCTCCTCCCATTTCCATTCGGAGAGGGTCCCGGGATGTACCTTGAAGTGCGCGGCGAATTGCTTGTCGGTGGTGAAGCCGAATATCTCTTTGCGCTCCTCGTGCGGAAGCGCCATGAAAAGGCCGTACTGTCGGAATTCTTCCGGCTTCGTGCGGTTGTGGAGTCGGTCGGGATGTTCGCCTTTGTTCGCGTCTGCCTTTCGCTTCACGCTCCCGCGCGAGATCTTCTTTTTTGTTTTTTCTTTTGCGGGTTTGCTCATGTGTTTATTCTAGCGCTTTTTCTTCTTCAAGTTGCGCTGATACTTGCGGACCGCCTTCGAGTTGATCTCTTTCCATCGGTCCGGATTCGACTTTCTCCATTCCGTCGCGCGTTGCATGTGCTTCTCGCGATAGTCCGGATCGCACGCGAATTGAATCGTCGAAGTCGACTTGATTCCGGTCTTCTGCATGATCACGCGGAGAGGCACGCCCTCATCGTAGAGAGCGCACGCCTTCTTGATGATCTTTTTGTCGTATCGTTTGCTCATGGTAGTTTCCCCGGATCTGTCTCCGGGTCCTCATATCGCGAGGGGTTCGGGAATTTCTTATAGATAAAATGCTGGAATTCCGGCCGAAGCACGACCCGATCGGCCGTTGAGAGGATGTCCTTCTGCGAAAGTTCTTCGAGGTCCTCGATCCGATGGACCTTCGTATCCTTCCGCGGTTTGCCTCCGATCTCGAATGTGTTTCCGTAGAGAGAGCGGTGCAAGTACCCTTCCGTCCATTCGACCGCGTCCGTGATTTCGAGGAATTTCTGCTTCTCGATGATCATCGGCGCATGGACCTCATAATCGAGCGGGACATCGATCCCGGATGCTTTGAGTAGTTCGTGCGTCTTCCGGAGGCCTTGATAGTAGTATCCCGCTTTCGTCGAGTGATTCTTGATCGCATCCGCAAGGGTCCCGAGGATCTGCGGTTCGACTTGTTTGATCGGCCGGAGGATGAAGAAGTCGTCGTTCATGAGGACGAATCGTTCCGAGAGATCTATTTCCCGGCACGCGGCGCGGATCTTGAAGATCGCGTTCACTGTCTTGCATTCATACGGATCGACCGCGGGGATGTGGATCACATTCCGGAGAAACTTCGGGCATTCGCCGACGATGAAGATGTATCTATGCGGAAGATACTTTTCGACGCTTCGGAGTGAGAAGCGGATCTCGTTGTTTCGCCACTTTGAGCCGCGGCCGAGGATGTAGAGAAGATCCGGAGCGTTTTGATTCTTCGGCGTCGGGAGAGAGCCATATTCTGACATCGACTCGGCCTCCAGTCCCGATTTGCTCATCGAAGTCGAAGGATCCGGCGAGGAGTTTGTCTTGCGTGAATAGGGCGTCCGCGATGGAGCCGAAGACATTTTCCGGGTCCGCGTGTTGCCCGGGTCCCCATGTGATGAAGATCTCCATCCGGGTTTTCCTCCCGAGGTTCGGGATCGGCTTTTTTCCGGTGAAGGTGAGGTGTTCTCCGTCGAATTTCTGTTTCGCGGAGATCCTTCCTCCCTTGTGGAGAGCATCGAAGAAGACGCCTCGGACATATTCGAGCCATTCTTGATACCGATCGGCATAGCCGGCGAAGATCTGCCGGCGAGTGAATCGTGCTTTCGCGAGAGGGTTGCCGTGTTTTGATTCGTGGTTTCCATGTATTGAAAATTCGATCATGTGATGATTCGGGAGGATCGTCCTCCATGTGATCCCGGAGAGTTCCGGGACCATAGGAAGACGCTACTCGGTAGCGGGAGCGCTTTCTTCTGTGGGCGTCTCGGGAGTTTCTTCGCTCGGAGTTTCCTCCGGGGTTGATTCTCCTTCTCCGGCCGGAGTAGAAGGTGCATCCGCCGCGGGAGCGCCATCGGTTGCGGGAGTTTCCGTTTCCGGTGTTGCCGCTTCCGGCGCCTCCGGTCCCTCGACTGCCTTGTGTTCGATGTCGTTCATTTTTTTCGGATGTTATTGTTGAAAATTTTTTTCGACCGCTTTCATTATAGCAAAGGATGAAGCGATGATGAATGCGCGATGCTGTGGAAAAGTAAAAAGAAACGCCCGGGAGACAATGCTCGGCGGGCGTAGATGCGGGGATCACCTCCTTCGGCGATGTAGAAAAAATGGTGGACCGGGATCCCGGGAGATGCGCTCCCTTTATGATTCCGCTCGTGGCGGTTTGATCGAAAGATCGTCGAGCGATTCCGGGGAATCCTCGGTCCGTTTTTATTCTATCACCTTGCGGGACCGGATGTCATGGTATCGACCGCGTGATGAGTTTTTGCATCGAATAAAAGATCTTGATCGACCACGCCGCCATACTCGGCCCACTCGACCGGATCGTATGAAGCGATCTCCGATCGATGGTCCATCTCCTTGACGGCCTTCCCGAGTCGGATCTGCTTCTCGATCTTCTCCCGGTGCGTCTGCATCATTTCCGAGAGCGTGGTCGTGTGTTGCGATCGTGCGATGAGTTTCTTGTCCCAATACTTCACGGCGCGAGGGATCGATTCTCCCCGGAGCGCGGCCCATCCCCATTTCGTGATGAGCCAATACCCGGACCGCTTGCCGTCGGCCACTTGATGAATGAGTCCGAGATAGCCGGCTTGCGACTGTTGCTTCTTGATCGATGTCGCGATCGGGAGTCGGTCGATGTGGACCCGGTTCGCCTTCGTGAATTCGATTCCCTTCCGCATCTCCTCCCGGACCGCTTGCGCCATCGCGAGAAGGAGCATCGCGTGTCCCACTCCGGCCGTGTAGACTTGAATTTTCATCGATCGGCCGCAATTGAAGCATGAGGCCGGATCGTGGTATCCCTTCGCCTTCTCGTTTCCTTTCGATCCGTAGTAGGCGATCATCGAATGGAGACGCTCCGGATTCTCCGCAAGTGAAGGATCTTTCGCGACGAGCCGGGCTACTGCTTCGACGAGCGGCTTGATGCGTCCTCCGTAGTATTCGGTTTTTTTGCTTCTTTTTTTCATATTGCGGGAGTCGTTTGTCTTCGGGTCGCTGATAATTGATCGAGGAGTTTCTTCATCGAGTCGGCGAGGGAAGTCATGCTCGAATAGGTTGATGCGTCCTCCGGATCGTATACCTTGCGCTCCGGCGCCTTCTCGATCGGCCGGCGGAGATATTGATCCATGTATCGGTTCATATTCCTCCAAAATTCCGGATCGTTGCCGTTCTTCGATCGGTTGAGGAGGCCGTTGATGATCCCCGCGGAGCATAGGGTCGAGATCGAAGGGGAGAAGGACTTGAAGCCATAGTCGGCGAGGAAGTAGAGCGCGATCTGTTCAAGATCCGGCTCGGGGATGCCGAAGTCGAGGATCCGCTTCAAGTTCTTCATGTCGGCTCCGGTATAGAGCGGCTTGATTCCTCGGGTCCTCGGGACCATCTCATCCCAAAAAGCGAGGAAGGTTTTGTGGTCCGGGTTCCCTTTCGGCTTTTCTTTTTTTACGGACGCGACCGGCTTGTCCGGTTGCATGGTATGTATTGATTTCTTTTGTTCATGAGTTTCTTTTGTAGTGCGTCCTTTTTGCGTGCGTCTTTTTGTCCCATCCTCCCCTTCCGTGCGTCCTTTTGACGCACGAGTGAGGTCCTTATTTT